CGGTGCCAACCGAGTTGGCCACCTTTGTCGAGCAGGCCATGATCGCCACCGGCCCGATGTATGACTCGAGCCTGTTTACTGTCATCAACTCGACCGATGGCCGGACCTTCAACATTCCGACGGTTGACGATACGGCGTCCACTGCCGAGGCCCACACTGAGGGCGGCACGGTTACTGACGACGGCGGCAAAGATGTCGTCTTCGCGCAGAAGGTTTTGTCGGCATATGCGTTTGACTCCGAGTGGGTGCGCTGGTCCGCAGAGCTAAATTCCGACTCCATCATCAACATGGAGAGCTTGCTGGGCGAACTGCTCGGCTCGCGCCTGGGTCGAATTGCAAACAGCAAATTGACCACGGGGTCCGGCTCGTCGGACGTTGAAGGCATCGTTACCAACAGCGCCCTTGGCAAGACTGCCGCAGGCACTGCCGCCATTACCGCTGACGAGATCATCGACCTGATCCACTCAGTGGACCCGGCATACCGTAGCAGCCCAAATTCCGCTATCATGATGAATGATAGTACCCTGGCTGCTGTTCGGAAGTTGAAGGACGGCGACGGCAACTATCTCTGGCAGATGGGCAACTATCAAGCCGGCGTGCCGCAGGCTATCCTTGGCTATCCGGTAGTCGTCAATCAGGCGATGGATAGCTTGGCAACGGCGAAGAAGGTTGTGCTCTTCGGCGATATGTCCAAGTTCTATGTTCGCAAAGTCGGCGGGCCGTCCTTGTATGTCGCGCGCGAACGGTTCGCACCGGATTTCGGGCTGCTGGGCTTTGTCCGCTTTGACGGCGTCCTAGTAAACACCGCCGCGATCAAGCATTTGATCACAGCGTAGACGTTGGGGCTAACTGGGTGGGGGCTTCGGCCCTCGCCCGACCTCCTTTCGGAGAGCAAGATATGCGCGTGACACTCCTGACATCTATTGCCGGCATCGGCTTTTCCCACAATCGCGGCGACGTGATTGAGGTTGACGACGCCTACAGCATCCGCCTGATCGAAAGCGGCCAAGCCGAGGCGGTGGATGAGCCTGTTGTTGAGACCGCGACCCGCAAGACCGCGACCCGCAAGGCCGCGCGTTAGATGAGCGACCTGCACCAGCTTGAGCTTGTGACGGCCCCTGCCGCCTTGCCAATCACTTTGGCCGAGGCTAAGGCCCAGTTGCGAATAGAGCACGACGACGATGACGCTTATATTAACAGGCTGATCGACGTGGGCGTCGTTACGGTCGATGCCAAGGGCGTCCTAGGGCAGCCCATGATCTCGCAGACCTGGGCGCTGTGGATGTCTGCCACGCCTCTATATGAGGTGGCGCTGCCGCTTGGCCCGGTGCAGTCTGTTTCGGCGGTAAAATACTACGACACGGACGGCACATTGCAGACGGACGATCTGGCCAATTACGATATTTTTGGCCGGCCTATGTCTAAGACAATCAAGCCAAAAACTGGGTTTGCTTGGCCCGTCGCGCAGCAGCGCAGCGATGCGATCAAGATTGAGTTTGTGGCTGGGTTCGGCGCGGCTGCTAGCGATGTGCCTGACACGATCCGGCACGCCATGCTCATGCTCATTTCATTTTGGTATGAAAACCGCGAAAACGAGTTGATCGGCGTTACCTCCAAAACTCTGCCCTTCGGATTTGCCGACCTCCTGAACATTCACCGGGAGAGTTGGTATGGCTAGATCAGGACTATTCCGCGACCGCATCACTTTCCAGCGCATGGCCGCGACTACTGACGCATACGGCAACTTGACGGGCGCTTGGGCGGACCATGCGTCCCGGTCGGCAGACTTCCGTGAGCGGCTGGGCAAGGAAGCCATTGAGGGCGGCGCGCTGCAAGATGTCGGCCTCGTCACTATGCGGCTGAGGTCTGACAGCGCGACGCAGGCCATCACGGTTTCTGATCGCGTCACAGCGCGCGGCCAGACCTGGGCCATCCGCTCCATCATGCAGGCCGACGCTAGCGGAGAAGTTCTGGAGATGCTTTTGGAAAAAGGCGTTGCGTCATGAAGGTTGACAGCCGCGCGCTTCAGAAATCCTTTCGCGAATTGCCGCGCAAGCAGCGCAAATACATCGGCGATGCAATCAGGACTTCCGCCCTTGAGGGCGTGCGCTGGGCGCGCGCTATGGCCCCATCAGATACGGGCGCACTAAAGGCCGGCATCCATGCAAAATTCGAGTTTGGCAAAGACCTCCTGAAGGCGTCGGTCGAAGCCGCACCAGACGATGGCCCAAGCCAAGCCAAGGCGCTGTCCATTGAATTTGGGCGGCGGTACACGCGCAAGCGTCGAGCCCCTGGGCGCAATGGTCTTCTCAATCGCGGCACAACTGAGCCTGTGCCGTTTATGCAGCGGACTCAAAAGCTGCTCGGCCAAAAACACAAAGGCCGGGTTAACCGCGCGATCAAAAAGGCCGTTAAAGAATTGGGGTTGGCATGAGCGACGGCTTCGCCCTTGCGCTCCAGAAGGCGCTTAGAACCTCGCTGCTGGCTGATGGCGGGGTTGCGGCTCTGGTATCCACGCGGGTTTATGATGAGCCGCCACAGAACGTCGTCTATCCCTACATCCGCTTTGGCTCGATAGTGCCGGACACCTACGACACGGACGGGTCTACTAGCGCCAACGTGGCGTTCACACTGGAATGCTATTCTAGGAGCACAGGGCGCGTCCAGGCATCGCAGATAGCAGAGGCAGTGCGCGCAGCACTGCATCGAAATGAAGCGGCGGTTGCTCCTACCGGCTTCGGCATGGTGGAACTGATCTGCGAACAATATTTTGTCGACCGTGACGATAACGTGGGCCGGGGATATACCGCCCGCGTTCTTTTCTCGGCGATCATGGAAACCGCCTAGCGGTCAAGCCTTTCCCGCGCCTTGGGCAAGCGCAAACTTCGAGCGTCGTGACGACGCCCGGTCCCTTTGATGGAGCCTAGACATGGCAAAACAGCTCGGACGTTCTTTACTACTCAAGATCGGCGATGCCGCTGACCCTGAGGTTTTCACCGCGTTTGCCGGCATGAACAGCAAAACACTAACGATAAATAATTCTGCGATTGATGTGACCACGCCGGACTCCACCACCCCAGGCGGTGCGCTATGGACTGAGAGCCTGAACGGTCTCAAGGCGATCAGCCTGTCTGGCGATGGCATCTTCCTGGACGTGGCAGCCGAAGAGGGCCGGCTTAACACGGTCGCAATGGCGGCAGACCCAGTCGCGAACTTTGAAATCATCGTCCCAGATTTTGGGACATACAGCGGCGCGTTCCGGGTCACTTCGCTGGACTTCGGCGGCGAGACCGAGGGCGCAGTGACGTTCTCTGCGTCGATGGAGAGTAGTGGCGTTATCGCGTTCGCGGCTGCCTAAGAGTGACCATCACGGCTGAGTCGCCGCGCGGGGGCGTCGTCGAGACAATCGATGGCGTCTCTTGCGTCCTCCTCCTGCGGTGCAAGGAAATCGAGCGATTTGAGGATAAGCATCGCGGCGTCTTTGAACTCTGGGATGGGTTCTTTGGCCGTGGCCAGAAACCCACGTCAACGGAGGTGAAAGACCTGCTCGCGCTTGCGTTGGTAGGCGGAGGCAAGACCGATGCGGAAGCCGACAAGCTGGTCGAGGCGGGCGGCGCGGCAAGCCTGCTATCGCACTATGCGCTGGCTCAAGCGGCATTGGGTGTGGCTTTCATGCCTGACGTTGGCGACGGTAAATCGGCTGCGGTAAAAAAAAAGGCCCGCCAACCAGCCGGCGACTTGACGTCCGGCAGCTAATAAAATCGGCGATTGTGGCGGGTATCAAGCCGGATGAAATTCGTGGTATGATACCGCGAGACGTTTTCCTGGTATTCGAGGGATGGCAGGAGGCGCACAGCCCACGAGCGCCCGGCTCCGATGCACCTAGTTTGTCAGATGCGCGCGCACTAGCAGAGAGATACGGTTGACATGGCAATATCTGCGCAAGAGCTTAACATCATCCTGACGGCCCGCGATAAGCAGTTCCAGAAGGCCATGACGGCTGCCGAAAAGAAGGTGCAGCGGTTCTCCAAGAACTCGCAGAAGAACCTCTCTAAGGTCAGCCAATCGTACAGCGCACTAGGCACGGCGGCGAAGCGGCTAGGCCCAGCATTGGCGGCGGCTTTCTCCGTGCGCGCCATTGCTAGCATGACCAACTCGGCTGTGGAGTTGGGGAACCTCGCGGCGGTTGCCGGCGTTTCGGTTGAGCGTTTCCAAGAATTGGCTTTTGCCGGCGCGGCCTTTGGCGTTAGCCAAGAAAAAATGGCCGACATCCTGAAGGACGTAAACGATAAATTCGGCGATTACTTGACGACGGGCGCGGGGCCTCTGGATGATTTTTTCGAAAATATCGCGCCTAAAATTGGTCTGACGGCGAAGGCGTTCGAGGGGCTATCGTCCGACCAAAAGATGGGAAAATATGTCCAGGCCCTGCAAGCGGCGAACCTCTCGCAAGAGCGCATGACATTCTTCATGGAGGCCCTGGCTTCGGACAGCACCCTGCTACTAAGGGCCTTCGCGGATAACGGCGCGGAGGTGGATAGGCTCTCAAAGAAACTTCGCGACGCTGGCGGGGTCATTTCATCGGAGATGATCGAGAAGTCCCGCACGGCACAAG